TCTCCAAATAGTTAAATTTTACCTGACCCGACCCTCTTGATACGCTACCATGATTTCATCAGATAACGCTTCATAGCGGTTAGGATCTTGCATTTTCAGCCGAATAAGGTCAGCCCTTCGATATACTTTCTTTGATGATTCACCAGAACCACCTGTATCAACTCCAACGGCTCTAAGAGTTTGCTTTCGAGATGCTTCTCCCGCATCACTTACTTGCTTATTCTTAACACCACGAAGCTGCTTGTAGGTAGATAGTAACTCATTGGCTGAATCATAATCATATCCCGCATCGGCTTGCTCAAATAACTTAATGCGAACAGGGCTAGACTTCACCCAATTTGCAAACTCTTGATCTTTAGCGATGTCGCCAAAATCAGGATGTTCTTGTGCCAACCTCTGCTGAATTTGTGCCTTCTTCATCTCAAGAGTCGCATGGCGAGCCGCTTGGATGTCGGGGTGATTATCAACAGTCCTCTGAATTGCTTTCTGTGGATTCTCAAAGAAATCTACTTCAGGCTCTTCCTGTCTAGTCTGCTGTTGTCTTGAACCAAGGTTCTGTTTAATGAGTTCATCGGCTAACTTACGGACTTCGCCTACTTCTTGTGCTTGCTTTCCAATGAGCTTTTCAGCCTCTTGGTGCATCCTCACAATTTCGTCTAAACTTTTATCCCTGTATTTCTCAGGAAGTTCAGGCTTTTGCTCAATCCTCTGCTCTTCGATCTCTAACTCACCCAACTCTTCTTTGTCATTGTCAACTAACATACTTCTTCCTTTTCCTGCCGTCAATCGGTTGTAGGAGATTCAACTCGGCATAATTGCTTATGAGTTGAGTTTGCGCTCAGACTTCAACTTGTCGTTATGGCTTTTATCAAACTTGGCGTGAGCCGTTGGGAATGAACCAGACCATCCTTCAAGCCTAAAATAAGGCGCAGATAAAGTGCGATGAGATTCCTCACCACACTCACAAATAAGACTCGCTGTCTCATAAACAGTAAGTCTCGAAGTTTTATGCCCATTTACACAGGCAAATTCATACATTCTTTTCATTTAAGTCCTCAAATGCTCTTTCGCTGACTTGTTTTAAGTTTTTCAGCCAAATAAGGATTGATAACTCACCTTTTCTGAATTGTAGACTTTTTTCATCTGCAATTGTTGAAATATTATTCAAAGGTTCTATCATTTTGTCAATATCTTCCATCAAATCTATCCAACCTTGTGTGGACATTGTGGAAAATCTCTCTTCATAGTACTTTTGAAGTTCTTGGTTCATTGTCTAGTCATCTGTTTTTCAACAATCTTAGCCTTGTTCTGAATATCCGCTTCTTTAAGCATCAGTTCAGCAACCTTGACACGCTTATCAAACTCTTTTGAAGCTAAAGCGTCATCAGTAGGGAGGTTCTTGGTGTTGGCCGCCATACTCTTTGCTTGCAACTCAATAGGCATCAATTGCGCTTCAGTCAATAACTTTTGCGCTTCAGCCTTATTCTGCTCCGCTTGAGTCGTTTGGACTGCAATCTGAGCCTGTGCCAGTTGCATAGCCAATTGTTGTTGCATCTGAGCCGCTTGCTGGGCTTGTGGATCAGCTTGAGACATCTTGTCGAGCATACCAATCAACTCATATCTGTTTGATAGAGAAGAATTAGCCATAATGCCCTTCAAAATGATAGGCAAAACAGGCGTATTCGGGCCAAGAGTTTGGAGTAAACCAATCATCTGCTGTTGTTCATGCTCACGAGCAATGATTCCCAAGGCAGCAGTCGGAATAAACTTCATGTCCACAGTAGGATAACGCTCGGGATCGAACTGCATATAGCGGTAGGCGGCTTTGGTGATGAAGGGGATCATAAAATCCTCTTGGAAGTTCACCAAGGTACGCTTGTATTTCTTGATAATCGAGGCTACTGCCATCGAAATACCGCCCTGACCACCATCCCTAGCAACGGCAGATACCATTCCCTGAGAGTCAAGAGTGCCTGTTGCCATTAAAAGCATACGCTCAAACTCTTTAGCAGTTGTCAGGTTCGAGCCATCAGTATTGCCGAACTTGAATGGGAACAGAATCTCATTGGGATTGCCGTTTGTCAGGATAGCCTTGCCTGGCTTAACTTCAAACTTAGCACCCCGTGGGAGACGAGTGGCATCCATAGCCATCATTGGGCTAGTTGTGAGGGCTAGTGAATCTAAGTGTGAACGAACTTGGGCATCTATAGCTTTTTGTGAGTTGTAAGCCTTCTCAACAGTACCACGACCCAACAAGCGATTAGGAACTGTATCGTCCTGATAAGCAAGGATTGGGCGATCCTTCATCATGTATGGGTTCTTCTCTGCCTTCAGAAGAGTCCCATCATTGGCAATCACGACAATTGCTTCGACCAAATCGGAATAATCGTCTTGGATAGAATCTTCAGGGAATAAGTCTTCTACTTCTTCACCATCTTCTAGGTTCTCAAGATACTCTCTAGGAACTAGTCCATAGTAAGTAAGAAGTTTTACTTTATCGTCTTCGTACTGAGTAATCTCTTGAGTAGGCTCTAAGTCAGAATCCATAGAGTCAGTTCCGACTTCTACCTTGCGATAAATGCCATCTTCTTGACCTTTGACGACCTTATGGATAGAGACATACTTCTCAATAGCCACGCCCATACAGTCATCAATAGACGTTCCATTAGGGTCAAACAAGAAGTTACGGGGGTTAACAGGAACAATCTTGACTGCAATGCGGTCTTGTTCTACCACTCCGATAGCGGCTTGACCCGTTTGACCAGGTATTGCCTGAGTAGCAGGAACAAAGACTTTTTCTGTTTTGACAACAATCTCACCGATTCCCGTACCATAAAGTTCAGCAAGTAGCTCAATTTGGTCGATTGCTTTGCGAATCTTATCAACCTTGAAGTCTTCCATCAGTTGAGCCTTGATAGCTTCAACGTCTAGAGGGCTACCATTGACATCACGAATATCGTCTTGGATGTCAAAGAACTCACCCTGACCAAAGATGGCTTCCATGATTTCGGCATGGCGTGTCTCTACTGCTTGTTGGGTAGCGGGAGTGACGATACGGCTACGCTCAGAGTCACGGGTTTTGTCTTGGACATCCCACTCACCATTGAAGATACGCTCATACTCTAGCCAATCAGATAGATAGTTTGTGTCTCGATAGTCTCTCCAACGATCACAATGGTTCACTACGAAAGCGACTAACTCTTTGTCTGATTCACTAGGTTCTTGGAATTCCATTCTTATACCCCTGAAATAATATCTACTGGTTGCCATTCCTCGGAGTCATCTTCTTCCATATAAGATGTAACTGCAAGTTGGTCAATGTAACTAAGGGAGTCAGGCAAGTCATCGTGAACCCCTTGTGCAGGGAACAGGATTAACTGGTCTACGAACTCATCCCAATCTTCTTCCGAATTTAACACAATTCTGCCATGCTCGAACCTACCTTGTAAAGCCCAGATGATTCTGTCTGCTTTTTTTCTATTCCCGTGGGTCAAATCTACGATATGGGCAAAGGTGTTGTTCTTTCTCATAAGGTCGCTCAGATAGGGCAAAACAGCGTTCTTTAGCGCCCCCCTCTCTATCCCCACACTAAGGGGTCGGTAGTCCCGAATAGCCATCAGAATCTTGGCAGCAGTCTCTCTGATGTCCCATCTTCCGTGTTCAATCTTCTTAACAAACCACTTCCCATCGTCTGTAACCTTTACTATCGAGATAGCAGACTCATCCAACCGCTTCTTAGAATTAGCCGCTTGTTTGGCAACTTCCTCGAATCCCGCAAGGTCAACAGCAATGTAATAGCTTCCATAATCAGGCTCAACCCCGTATTTAATCCACTCTTCCTTAAATAGGTCAGAGCCAGCATTGGTAAACGAAGCCATGTACTCTTGTTTAAAAGCAAAGGTGCTCAGGGTCTTTTTAGCACTTTCTATCTCCTTTTGGTCAATCAGAGGGTTATCAGCAGTCGTGAAGTGCCAACTCTTCCAATCAGGATCATCCTCGCTCTCGCCTAGTTTGAAGGTATCGTAAAACCAATTGCGTCCTTTAGGAGTGCCGATAAAGAGTGCTCTGCCCCGTTTATCACTCAAACTGGCTCGAATGACCTGTTCCCATGCCTCGGGTTTGATGTCGGCTACCTCATCGAGAACGGCATAGGTCAGACTGACACCACGGAGCGTATCAGGACGATCTGCCCCACGAACGTATATCCTAGCTCCGTTTATCAGGGTAATGTCTAGGTTGTTCACATGACTGCTCTGAATAACCTCTCTGCCAAGGTCTAGCAGTAAGTCCCAGATAATCTGTCTTGATTGTCCCATAGTCGGTGAAACATAAAGAACCGCAGAGCCTTGTGGACACTTGAGTCCTTCAATCAGTAGGGTAACTGCCGCCATACGTGACTTACCGCACCTACGCCCAGCAGCCACAACCTTGAACCGAGTCGTATCCTTAAATACCTCTTGTTGCCAAGGAAGTAGAGAGAAGTTCAGATCAGCCATATTTAGCCTCTACATCTTCTGCATCAGGAATGGTGTCTATCACAGCAGGTTCTTGTCCCAAACCAGTGATATTGATGGTTACAGCACTTCTCTGACTCTTATCCTTTTCAAACAAAGAAACAGGAAGAGTCCTATCAAGACACATCTTCAAAGCTACCAATTGATGGGGATGCTCATCATTAAGGGCTATCTCAATAACCTTCTGAGCCACATCCTTACCTCCACTCCTAATCATCAGCTCTTTAAGCTCCTTGAGACGTTGATGGTCTGTTTTAGGTAGTACAAGGGGTGGATTGTCAGCAAACCTCTGTATGGTCATCTTGACGCTCCCCTTTGGTCTTCCTCTTCCTCTTTTTTCCATTTTGTCCTCCTTGGAATGGATTAGTTCATTTTAGCTTTTTCTGAGGGATGGTGGCTCCACAAATATCTACCAACCCAACCTACCCCCTCCCCCCCTGTCTTTCCATACACCCAGGGTTTCTACCTAAGGGTTTCTACTACTGTACAAGCAGCCAGGACTGTCTATACATACAGATCAGGGTTTACCCTAACCAGGTCTAAATGCGAATGATTCTTATTTGCAATCAGAAGGGTGCGAATAGCAGATGCACCTTTTTAGGGTTACTTGAATCTTATTGAGAACTATTCGCATTCCCTCTACTTGCTCTTCCATTAGTGTTTACCCTACCATTGAATCCTCTGTTTGGGGTTGTTGGTTGTTTACCGAGATTCCTAATGAATCCAAATCCATGTTGGGTCTAAACCCTTTGTTATATGCCCATTGGTACAGGTCTAGAACGTTCTCAAAGCCCTTGGTTAAATCCCCTTGACCCGCAGACAACAAAATGATTCTTTGAGGGTCTGTGAGGATTCTCAAGAAATTTCTAGTGTTAGGGCTTGAGGGTCTCGCCATTGTCCAAATATCCTAATAAATTGAATTAATTTAATTATTGCATACTTTAATTCTAAGGGTAAGTACTCATAGGGTTTTGGAGGAGTCAATAGAATCAACAAGTTACGAGAGTTGGCACGATTCTTCCCTGCTATATATATGAGAGGGTCAAATTTTCCTCTCTTTTATCAACTCTTAATAGGTGTAAAAATGCGTTGTACTTACAAATACGAATTCCCCAACTTTGACTATGACATCCCACAATTACCCGATGGCTTTGTAGATGTCTCTTGGCACAATGATGTCTGCCCATCTTTTTCTTGCGATCTGAACGAAAAACAAGAAATGGTTGTTTGGGTTGATTTTGCAGACGAAAATATGCGGGAATGCGGAGGTCAACAATTTACCCTCGTCATTCAAGAAATAGACAATGCTAGTGACCCTTTAGGTTTTGACAGTGAATTTGAAACCAACTCTTGGGACAAGCTTGTTGCCAAAATTAGCGAAATCAGGGGCAAAGCATGAACGACAACCACAAAGACATTCTTACCGCCATTTTGGTTGGCTTAACCCTTTGTATAGGGTTGTTGGCTTACTTTGACATTTTGGTCAAATAGAAGCTTGCAGCTAAATCATAGGGTTTACCCTAATTTACCAGGCAAGCCCTAAATTCTAAAATTCTCTCTCTCAATCAACTTTTAATAGGTGTTCACATGAAAAAATGGGTTAAACAAACTGTAGCTTTTCGAGGAAATATTTGTGCGGTTTATACCGACATAACCACAGACCAAAAAATCCAAGAGACAAGATTAGGTCAATGCTTTGTCTACAACACAAACAAGTTTTGTGACAAGCCAACAGAATTTTTTATCCCTCAAGAATTCGAGGGTTGGAATTTTTGGGTTGGCGGTTATGCTTTAGATAATGGACAAACAGTATTTGAAATCGGTTCTTACTGTTGTGATGGGGATGGGATTATTCAAGTCACATTATTCACAGACGGGACAATCCAATTGTTTGACCAAGGTCAACCCGAAATGATTCTTAGCTCCAACTTAGAAGAGGCTATGGAAAAAGCAACAGACTATATTAAGGTTTGTTATCCCGAAATTTACGAAATTAATCTTGCTCCTATTAAGAGCTGATTATCAAAATATTTTTTAACAGGTGTCAATATGCGAAATCCATACAAATTTGTCCTCCAAAATGAGGGCTTACCTTACAAAACCCTATTGGGTACAGCGTCCACAAAAACTGTCAAAGGGGAAAAGCTTGGTTACCTAACCGCTATCCTCTACCTAACACCCGATGAGAATCTATGCCCTTTGGCTAAATTAGCGGGTTGCATGGATGGCTGCCTCTATTCTGCGGGTAGAGGTGCATTTAATTCGGTTCAAAAGGCTAGACAAGCCAAAACCGATTTTTGGTATAACAACCAAAGGGCATTTTTACTTTCCCTTTGTGCGGATATTTGGCGTTTGCACTATACGTCCGCTCGAAATAATGACCAAAAGCTCCTGGTACGTTTAAATGGCACTAGTGACATCCCTTGGGAGAACTTCCCTATTTTGTTTGATGGGGATAGTGATGGAATCGGTCAAACAATTTTTCAGTTATTTCCCGATGTCCAATTTTATGATTATACAAAACACCCATCAAGAAATTTACAGGGCAAAACGTATGGAAATTATGATTTGACCTATTCATTCTCTAACATTACACCCAAACCCATTTCAATCAAAGGGCTGACAAACAAAAATAATTCTAGGGTTGCGGTAGTGTTTCAAAGAAAAGAGGACATTCCTTCAAGCTTCCGATCTTGGGAAGTTATTGATGGTGACGACACAGACGTTAGACACATAGAACCCAAAAACGTAGTTGTTGCCCTTTATGCCAAAGGGAAAGCTAAAAAAGATACTTCGGGTTTTGTTCAAATCAAGGGGCTGCACTATGTCTAAAATATTTTACAAAGCCATTTTGGATAGTTGGAATTTTCATTTTGAAGCTTATGCCGAAAATGAAATACTAGCTAGAGAACACCTAAAAAAGGGATTAAATAATCACGCAAAAGATTATCAGATGCCGAATGATTGGTGGCATGAATATGGAAATGATATTTATGTTGTTGAAATTAAAATCGGTTCTCCCTCGTTTAATTCTTGTTATCGTGACAATCATTTAATATCGGAGACAAAATGACACAAATTGAAGCATTAACCCAAGCCCTGTTTTTGGCTATAACCGCTCCAACTGATAAAAAAGCAAATCAGGCGGTTAAATTAGCGGAACAATTAACTATTGGCTTGGTAGAACATGAAGTTGAATTGTGCAAAGAAAATGCCCTTTATTTGCAATATAAGGCTAACCGCTTGGAATTGGAGGGCGCATGATTTATGCTTGTGTTGCCTTAATCCTCCGAATACTTAGCGGTAAACGCTAAACACCAAAGCCCTCTACGGAGGGTTTTTTTACGTCTGGCATGGTTGGTATGGACAAGCCCTTAAAAACGTCTAGAAAGGGCTTTTAGACCCTTTGGCTGGCATTCCCTCGCACAATCCTCGGATCGTTTCATTCAATGCGTCTATTTCGTCCATTTTATTGATAGCCCAAGCCCTCTTTTGTCCATGCCATCCAAGAACAGGATTTCTGTGACAATCAACGCACAGGGCTATACAGGTATATTGCAAGCCCTGTTTGTAATGATGGGCTTCTGTTGGCGGTGATGCCTGGCAAACTGAACACGGGAGGGATTTAACCCTTGCAAGGTGCAACCTCTCTTTGGCGTTCAGTTTATTGTTCATTGTGTGGCTTTTACTTCCATTCGGGCTGAGTATTGGTTTGTTCTCCAAACCTCAATTCGCGCTTGAGCTGCAGTCATTAGCCATCGGTAATTCTCCTCTTTTTCTACCGCCTCTCTAATGCCCTCCAATATCTCAACATAATCAGCGTGTGCATAAGCATAGGTTTCTTGTTTACCCAAAACCTCAATTCCCGCATTTGCCATTAATTGGGCTTTGCGGGATTTTCTGAACTCCTCCAAGTACATCCGATCCGCTTTTGCTTTTGCATACAAAGGTGCGGTATCGATTAGGTATTGGATGGCTTTGGTTGGTTCGTTCATACAACCTCGTTATGTTTTGCCAATAAATTTGATGCATGAATAATCAATGCATCCTGTATTTGTTCAGCAACAACTTTGCTTTCTTGTGTGTTTTTGTCGCTATAAAAACTGGCAACAGTTAAAAGTTTGCAAGCCTTAACAAACAAATCTCTTTCTTGGTTAGTCATACATCCTCCAACTTATAGTTGAGTTTGTGATTCTGAAACCGCATGGCTGCCTCAATGTCTAGTTCTTTGAATTGTTCATCAGAGAATAGCCCAATGACGTTTTTGCCCTCAAACCAAACCTCTTTAATGGACTCGTTATAGGTTGTCTCTCCATCGTTTTCATACTCATAAACGACAGTAACAATCTCGCTACCTGCGCCTGTAGTTGTGTCAAATTCCCAAGTTTTTTCCATGATTCACTCCTGTTAAAAATTAAATGTTATTCCTGTTTTGGAATGTTTTGAATAGGGATAAACCCTTAGTCTCCGCAAAAACAAGCTATTGCCTCTTCGGTTTTGTCGAACATATCTGTCTGAGACAAAGCATATTTGTGCATTTGGGCATAGCTTGGGCGGTCTTTTCGGAACTTTGCTCCATCCCCAAAGGTTTCAGTTGATTGACTAGCAAGCTCTTCAATGTTCATCCACCACAAAGCCCTTTCGGGTTTTTCTTGGATCAGGGATTGGATTTGATGGGCGGGTTTCAAAAAGCACAAATCACAATTCCCATGCATCGTTACCCCATTGTTGTTTGGCAATTTAAGGTCAAATGCATGATTCCTCCAAAACTCGCCAACGTGTTCTTTAGTGATTCCTGCCGCCACAAGTGGGGTTCTGCTTCTCTCAATCTTGGCTGCCCTTCGTTGTTCGTCTGCCCGAATGCCAACCCAATCCATGTTTTCGTTATGCTTCCATCCTAAAGACTTCAAATAATGATGAATAACTCGAATCTTCATGTTGATTGTGCAGAACCTGGCAACAGGGTTTGGCAGATTAAACTTACCATTTTGCTTGATTGAGTCTAAAAAAGGCTCACCATTTCGGCTTGCAGTCTCGTAATTCACAACCCTGAAACGCTCTTTTGGGGTTTCATGGGCTTTGTACTCTAGCCAATTTATCTTGACACCCCAATTTGTCTCGCAATCATGGACAAACTCCAAAGTCTCCTCGCACTCCTTGCCTGTATTGGCAAAGCACACAATTGCTTCGGGCGGGAGGCTCATGTCGTGAGCCTGTAGGATGCGGTAAAGCATATAAGCCGATGTTCTGCCTCCTGAGAAGCTGATGCAAGTTGGCTCAATAATTTTAAATGGGTTGCTCATTCCAAACACTCCTTAACGCAAATATCAACGCCTGGCAGACTTGAGTAAACCTTTGTAACGTGGATGTTTATGATCTGCGAGTCGTCATGGTAAACAACCCCGTTCATGCCATCTTCTACGCTTTTTAGGATATTTGAAGCATCAGGCTTCTTTGTTGGCTTCTCTGACCCATTAGAAATGGCTTCTAGACGCTTTTTAGTGCATGATCTAGGGATTGGTACTCTGATGTACAAATAAAGGCTCACAGGGGTTTCTAGCGGTTCTGAGCTACCCATTGCCTCAATTGCAGCATCCTTGATTAAGGCTTCATAGGTTCTTGTCTTCTCAGGGGTGTAGGTACTGACAAAATTACCCCTTTTGACGTATCTAGCCCTTTGTTTGCCAACAGGGTTAGCGTCTACTTTAAAAGTGACCATGAATGTCATATTAAGATTCTCCATGCGGTAGCTGCACACAAGGGGACTTGTCCATTACCAATGGCTTTAAGTCTGTCCACCCCAGAGGCCAACCCATTAGCCACTCGACCCACATTGGGTTCAGTTTGCCACCAATGCCTTGTTCCGAATCCCGTACTGCTTGGTTGATTGTGTATTGCGCCGAATGTCCCGATTTGCGTTTTGGTGTCCAATTCGGCTGTGTTCCACGTTGACCGCAATTTGCATCTGGTGTCGGCCATGTTTGTATTGCCAAGCTTAACGCTGTCCCACCTTGTTTGTATTTCGTTTTTCTCAGTCCCGTATCGCTCGAAACTGGCGTTGGCCATTTTCCCGACCAGCCAAAATCTATCCCTCTGATGGTTTGCTCCAACGTCTGCTGCTCCCAACACTCCCCATCTCGCATCAAACCCCATTGCGGCCAAGTCTCCAAGAACTCTTCCAAGCCCCCGAGAAGTGAGCATTGGTGAGTTCTCCACAAAGACAAATCGGGGTCGTACTTCGTAAATGATCCTCGCCATTTCTCCCCACATTCCGCTTCGTTCTCCGTCAATGCCTGCTCCTTTTCCTGCAACTGAGATGTCTTGGCATGGAAATCCTCCAGATACAACGTCAACAATTCCTCTCCACGGCTTTCCGTCAAAGGTTTGAACGTCATCCCAAATCGGGAAAGGCGGGAGAAGCCCGTCATTTTGTCTGGCGCACAGTACGCTTGCGGGGTACTGCTCCCACTCGACTGCACAGACTGTTCTCCATCCAAGGAGGTGTCCTCCAAGAATGCCTCCACCAGCACCTGCGAATAAAGCCAACTCATTCAATTTGTCCTTCTTTCATTTGACGCATATAAAACCTGACCCGATCTCTTGCTCCTGATCCATAGACCTTTTCGCAACGCTCAAGCCTGGCACGAACAAAATCGTTATCTCTGTTTGATTGCCAAGTTCGGTATATTTCCCTTGCTTCGGCTTTCTCTAGAACAACTCTGTCTCCTGCATTAGAGATGTTTTTTCTACTGTATGCCATAGGTATATACCCTACTCATCTAAGTCGCCAGTTAGGATTAACGCTTCATTTATGAGGCGCAAGGGAATCAGAACACCCTCTTTTACTCTGTCTAGCAGTCTCATGGCCTGAAAGTAGTTCAAGATTTATTCCTTAATTGAACCATAGCCTGTCGGATGTGTTCGGGCATAGGTACGGCTTTTTTGTTGTCAGCATCAATCTTGGCAAGGGCAGGATCAATTTGCACTTCAACTTTGATCCCGAAGGATTCAGGAATCTCTGCCCCATCCCATCTTTGTTGGTTCAGATATACCAAAGGTGCGGGAATGAAAGCGCCATCGTCTTTTCTCCAAGCATCGGTTGTTTTCATCCACTCTATGTGCTTGATGATCTGATCTGCACAGGTTTCACAGTAAAACTTCTTCCATCTCACTCTACAGGCAGATTTACCGCCTTTTCTGAATGATTTAGGCCATGTGTTCCAGAATCTCTCAAAGTTATCCATGTTGTTTTCTTTAGACATAGGTTCTCCAAGGGTGGATAGAGGGGTTTCTATCCGACCTTCTCCAAGCATTATGGTATTCATTATTGACTCCTATTGACTTAAATACAAAACGCCCCAAGTGCGCATGACGAGTTAATTCGCTTATACATTTGGCCTTGTTCCACCATGTACCAAATGCTTTACCAGTCGCTTAACCTACGCTGGTCGGCAAACAGGGGGTGTTTCCTGATGTCGGTGTTTTCTTCCAAGCCATCCATGCAAATGCGCTGCTATCGTGTGGAGTACGGATGCAGAGAGATGGACGTAAAAAAAGCCACTTAGCTCTACCCTCGGTGAGAACCCTAGAGCAAAAACCAAGGGCGAGAGTAGAATTAAGTGGCTTCAATTGGTCGCTTCTCACGGCAACAACTTTATTGTACACAAATTTTTAGTGTGTCAAGAAGTTTTTTTCAAATATATTGATTATTTGTGATTTCGTTAGTTTTTGGTCTGCCAAGCAAACGAATAGCCTGTGAGTTCATAACCGCATACTCAGCCTTGGTAAAGATACCTTGTGCGTTGCGTATGTCAAAGGGGTTTAGCTTGTTGTATGGCTCATCATTGGCGGCTTTTGTGGCCTCAATCATGTGTGGTTCTAGGGTGTATTTCATTATCCAAGACCTACCCATCTTAATCTTTATAGCCGTAAGTTCCTTCTTACGAATCATTTTCTTGCAAGCAGCGACAAGTGAATTCCTTGGGATGCCTGTCAAGTTCTCCATGTCATAGGATGTTAGCGATCCATTCTGGAGGCATTTAATGATGGCTTCTTGGGTCATTTAAAGAGTCTTTCTAGGTTGATTGGGCGGTTTAGATGGAGTTCTAGCGTTCTGGCAAGCAAGGCTGTTACAGCCGCATCAAAGTCCTCTGGTTCGGTTGTATAAGCACCTGCCATTGTTTGGGCGTACCCATGCAAGGCTTCGGAGCATCTTTGTTCAAGTATTTCAGTTTTCATGCTCAGAATACTACTGTTGTTTTTATGCTTGTCTATTAGGGTTTATCCTAATATAAAAAAATAAAAAGGTGTGGCACATTATCGATGTGGGCAAACAGTAACCCACGCTTAACAGGAGTAAATATGCCGATTCTTAATGGAAAAAAGGTCATTGACCTAGAAGTAGATGGAGTAGATAGCAGAGACTTTCCAGACTTCTCTGATGCCTACTTTTCAAGTGGATGTTATGAAGATGGAACACCATTGACAGACGATGAGTTGAACAAACTTACTGATCTGGCTGGTGATGTTGTGTGGGAAATGGCTTTCGATAGTCTCACATGAAAACACTATTCCAAACCTATGTGTCAGAGTTCTCAGACATACACTACTGCCCCTATTGTTTGACAATCAAAGGGGATAAAATAGTTTGCTGCCAAGAAGCAGACTTTATCGAGTTTAAGGATTTGTATCCTGAACAACAAAAAGAGATTATTCAACAAGAGTTAAACGAAAATCAAAGGAGTTAATATGTCAATAGAAGCGTTACTGAAAAAAGATGTTAATTCTCATACAGAGAAGAAAAACAACCTGACTTACCTATCATGGGCTTGGGCATGGGCAGAAGCTCTCAAAGCTGATCCTACCGCTACCTACAAAGTAGAGATGTTTGGCGACAAGTGTTTTATGGATATCAATGGTACGGCAATGGTGTTCGTTACTGCTATCATGTTTGGCAAACCAATGACCTGTCAATTGCCTGTGATGGACTACAGAAACAAGGCCATTCCCACTCCCGATGCGTTTGCGGTAAACACTGCCATTATGAGGTGCATGACAAAGGCTTTGAGTCTGCATGGCTTGGGTCTATATATCTATGCGGGTGAAGACTTACCTGAAGAGGGCAGATCAGTAGTGATTACACCTACTCAAGGCGCACAAGATAATATTCCTCTAGAGGAATTACAGTACTTGCAAGAGATGGCAGTTGAATTGATTGCTACCTGTGAGCAAGGTGACCCCAAGGCAGCTTGGGATAAGTTGGAAGGAGAGAACCTTGATGCAGAACAAAAGATTGCATTGTGGACACTCCTACCCAGTAAAGTAAGAAGTGCGTTAAAGAAAGCAAAGGAAATGTGATGGAAAAGAAAGATAATTCAGGCGTTTTGTTCAAGAACGACAAAAAAGAGTCAGAGAAACATCCTGATTACAAAGGAAATATTACAGTAGGCGGTCAGGATTACTGGCTATCTGCATGGATTAAAGAGGGCAAATCAGGTAAGTTCATGGGTCTAGCAGTATCACCCAAAGAAGACTATCAGCCCAAACAAGCCCCTAAGAAGGCAAGTTTTGAAGACGAAGACCTGCCGTTTTGAGTTAATATAAACCCGAGGGGAGAGCTGTGCAAAGGATTTTCCTAGCTTGCAGACGAGCAGTTTTCCCCTCACCCAATAGGAGTGAATAAATGAGTGATATTTTTGGAAGCATGAAAGAATCAATGGAAAGATTCTTTGGTACGCCAGCGTTTAAACTGGCTAGAAGAGAAGACCCTACAACAAGCCATCAGGCGGCTCAAGCAGTTGATACCACCAAGCTAGAAACTCTTGTCTACGAGGCTATAAAGGGCTTTCCTGACGGGTGTATCTCAGATGAGATACTAGAGATGTATCCAAATTACCCATATTCCTCAATAACAGCAAGGTATCGTGCTTTGTTAGACAAGGATTTAATTGAAGTAACGGGTGTCAAACGTGGCAAATTTGGCAGAAATCAACGAGTGATGAAAGCGAAATAATGTTAGAAAAACCACCTTATTCAAAGATCAGTTATCCATCTACACCAAACAAAGAATTTAAATGGTCTACAGGATCAGATGTCCAGGCAATCTGGAAGAAGTATGGATGGACTCCACCAAGTGAGAAGATGCTTCCACCACCGCCAGAGAAAGATATTCAACCTTTAAGGAGAGTGAGATGAGTTATGCAGCAATTGAAATAAAGATTTTGCAATGGTCTGAAGCCCGTAAAATCATTCCTAATAGCAACCCAGAGTCTCAGCTACTCAAGGCAGTATCTGAGATGGGAGAACTCGCAGATGCCACAATTAAAAAAGACAAAGAAGCTATTGTTGATTCTGTTGGTGATGTCATGGTCTGTCTTATTAACTACTGCGCTCTTCAAGACATCAATCTGGTAGACTGTATGGAAATAGCATACGATCAGATCAAGAATCGTAGGGGTACTCTTTTGCCCAATGGAGTCTTCCAGAAGGACACTTGAGTGTCATAAATCAAATTTACTATGTAATTGCAACAATCGGTTGCGTCAGGAGAACATCATGAAATTTGAAATGGAATTTGGTTGGGTAGGTAGTGAGAAAATTATTATTGAAACTCACGACTTTGAGAAGATTCAAGTCATTCAAGAATTTATCCAGTTCCAAGAGGAAAATGGATGGGAAATTGAATATGAAGCTATTGACGAACTTGAAGATGAGTTTGAAGAAGACGCAGCAGAAGAAGTAATTGTTGCTGGTTTAGACGATAGCGAATAAATTACTTTGCCAACAGATAAAGCCCCACATTGCTAAAGGCGTACCCTGCGTACACAATAGCCATGTGTGGGTTATCTTTCAAGAGCTGCTCACCAGCAATATAAGCGTAGATAGCCCCCGTCAGAATGATTAGCCAGGCACTCATCAGAACGCCCCTACATCAATTACTTGGCCTCTAAAATCAATCAAGCCCTCATCAAATTTACTTGCCAACTGAGGCCATAACATCTTGCCATTGTGGAAGTTAAGCACCGCAAAACCTGACCTGTGATTGCTTGGGTTTAATTCAGCATAAGTAAATTGTGGACCATCAGTTTCAGCCAATGTTCCTGTATCTACTCCATAGCGAACCCCGTTATAGTCGCTGAATGGTGTGACTTTTAATGAATGCAGATGCCCCGTCACGACCGATTTTCCCGATTGGACAGTATTGTTGTGTGTAGCATGGATTCCACCTTTATATCGGTGCTTGATAATGACATCCTCAGTAGGCCACACCGCCCAACAGAAGTCCCAATTTGGGATATGGTCTGTTAGTTTAAACCCTTGAACATCTTTAAATTGTGGTGCGTGTTGCGCTAATCTATTGCCAAAGCGAATATCGTGATTTCCCCATGTAAACAGGAGCTTTACATTGTGTCTCGCAGCTTTAGCGGCTTCCTCAATTTCGCCTAATGCACCTTGACAGGCTTTTAGTTCTTGAATGACAGAAGTCTGGGGTTGATCAGTTACATCATGCCTTGATATAGACGCTCCATCAAAAGCATCCCCGTTACATATCACCGCCTTTGGTTTAAGCTCTTGGATGGCCCATAGAAGCCCTTTGAACGCTGTTGTGCGTTGGCCAGGTATGAAGTGCGCATCTGAGAACACCAGTATGTTTCCATCTAATATTCCAAGTTCTATTTGCTTTAAAGGAGAAAATGACTTGGGTTTGTTTTTGTTATAAAAATCACCTCGATGGTCTTTTGAATTGAGGGTCATGTTATAGGTTTTTTCAATCCACCTTCTACGCAAATGAACTGCTCTGGTGTTGATCCCAAGATGTTGACCTATTTTTGTAGCAGATTGAAGTTGACCCCATAGTTGGATAAACTCCATGTCGGTACAGGTTTCATTATGTGCGCCCATTGGAATCCTTAGAAAGTAACTTTTCTAAAAGGTTAATGACTCTATGCTCTTGCATTTCCACTTCATCTTGAGATGATTTAGGGTCTTGCGCTACAGTCATTAAATCGTGCAGAAACACATGAAGCAACTCATGTAAAGCAGTCTGATCTAGAGACTCAGGCGTGATCTTCTCAGCACCAAAATCACCTAGTCTGTAAGTAGCCAATCGAGCAGAAGCATTAAACTCAACAGAAGCCATAGCAGCTTTAGCTGGTTTACTTCCTTTCTCAATTCTCCAATCACCCAGACTAAGAATTTGCTGCCACTTTCTGACACTTTGTGCGAAAAGTTTTGCATCTTCTGGTGTAGGAATGTTAGGCATTTCAACACCTTATACAGTATTTATGACAATTTAATTTAAGAAGCTAACACAAGTAAGGCGTGATCTATGTGCTTTATGCGGTCTTCTATCCCTATAAAACCGCCATTTATCTTCTTTGTTAAAGTTTTGTAATCTTTGGAATCAGCGTATTGATTCAGTTTGTGGGTGTCCCAGAACCATCCCGCAGTCAGGGCAGCATACATGGGAGTCGCCACCAACTCAGGTTGCATTACAAAATCCACCCCTAGAGTCTGACCTGCATGGAAATAGTTTGCATGGCCTGTCAATTGAATACATCCTCGGCCTCGAAAACGATACCCATCACCAGAAGCCTCATCCCTGTTGCCCATGCGATTTGAGTAAACAGTATTGGCAATCAACTTAGGATTACGAGCGCACATCTGAGCCTTGGCAGCATCAAACCTTTTAGGCCATAACTTCTGCAAAGCCTCGGCACGATAGTTCAAATTCTCTTCAAGGATTCTGAAGTTTCCACATTCATGCCCACATTGACCAATGAAAGCCGCTTTTCTTAGTGGATTCATAATGTCAAAACGCTCAAAAGTGGCATTCAGGGCATCTACCCACTCCGCACCAATGTGAAGTTGTTTAAGTTGTTCAGCGTTTATCATTCAACAGGTCTCTCATCTGGTTATACGAGTCTACGCAAGCGTTCAAAGCGACAGTATTCTTATCCCCTTGGGCAACTATTTCTGCGATGGCATCGATGGTTGCTCTTTCGGCATCAGAAGGTTCATTAGTCGGTCTGTCAGATTGGCTGGTTGCTTTTGAATCTGCGCTGGCAAAGGCGGTATTTGAGGCGGTTTGTAAGTTACTTGGGGGGCAGAGGCGCAACTTGCCAGCACGATTGGCAACAGCAAGAGCAGTAGTTTTTTTGTTGATAGCATCATTGGCTTCCTGTAGTTTGGCAGATTGTTGAGAAAGTTTTTCAGTCATGTTTTGCTCGATCTGACGAGCCTCATCATTCTTTTTGGCAATGGCAATCTTCATGTCACCATCACGCTCTAGCCATCCATAGTGGTGTCCTACTTGGTATGTACCAAAGAGAGATACCAAAACACCCACGATTAACCAAGGTAAAGGTATAGGAAACATTATTCAGCCTCTTTTCTTGCTTGAGCCAGTTCTTCACGCTCTTGGTCATCTTCTAAGTGATCTGGAGGGGTTGTCGGAGGAGGGCCAGGTGTCCAAGATTCATCCAACTCAGGGTTCTTCCAAACAGCCATTGCACCAAAAGGTTGACTAGGCAAACCATACGCAGATTGCGGAGGGGCATAGGACGAGTTAAAACCGCCCATAGAGCCTCCATAACCCATTGGTTGACACATTGGTTGCATTGGAGGGTTAAACGCCCTAGAAGCACTAGACATAGCCCGTTTGCCAATAACACCACCGATACCGCCCACGATCAGCAGAACAATGTCGTTCAGCATCTTGGTATAGGCTTGGTCAATTGGGGCCATGCTCTTGATTGGCTGAGTGACAAAAGTCACAGAATAGAGCAAAGCAGCAACAATAAACATGAGGATAAGTGTGACTGCAATCACAACAAACCCCCAAATTCTTACCTCAATTTCTTCAGTTGTTAACTTTGGTTTCTGGTTGGACATCATTGATTTTTTTCTCCAAGATTGGGGCAACCAAGTACTCAGGGCAAGTCTGAGTGAATTGGCATCTAGGTTTCTGACATTGTTCAGCATGGAAATTATCAGGGTTTTGGCAAAAATATCGATATTTCTCATCACAACCATGTAGCATAAAAGCTACAAATACAAGTAAGTACTTCATTTACCAAGACCAACCTTTCCAAGTAGAAGATTGACAATTCTGTCAGACAGATCATCAGGTAAGAACTTCAGAAAACCCAAGAAATACAAAGCCACTAATCCGTAAACGAATATCTTGAGGCACAAGTCAAAGGTCTTTTGATACTCATTCACCGACCACACCTTCTTGTTGCTTCACAGAATGTCATCAACTCATTGACACCAACAAAGACTAGAAACAAAACAAAGCATATTCCACCGATTGCCAAGCCAATCTCTAGTTGTTCTTGTTCTTTCTGTTTGGCGGCTTTCTCTGCTTTCTTCAATGCACTTATCTCTTTGGCATCTGCCAAGTCCATCTCTGCTTGACGGGCTTTAATCTTCTGCCAAACGTCAATCTTTCCTGTCTGCATGAAGAGCATCTTTAACTCTTCCTCAAATGCTCTGGCTTGTTCTAAAGCCATTTCAATCTGCAAAGCCGTACCCATGTTTGAGCCTTTGCCAGACTGTTTGGCCTGAAGCATGGCTTTTGTAGCTACAGACTTAGCGTCAAATAGCTTACCAATCATGGGCGCAAGTGAGCCTAAGTCATTGGCAACATTGGCTGCCTTCTTGACCATGCTGATTGCTGACTGTATGCCAGCTAGAGCCGTTATCGGATCAATCATTTTTTCTCAATCCTTTCCCATTTAAGACAGATAACCCTTCGGTTATACACATCTCCAACCCAAGTCCATTTAATACATCGGTACTCTATGGTTGCCGCCAAGAGAAAGGCGATCACGGAAATGCCCAAACAATAATATAACTACAAAAGATTACAAAACAAAGAACGAGGGCTGCTACTGAGATAGCAAACAGCCCGTCTTTCATTTATTGCTCCACAGGAGCAGGTTGTTGTTGACGCAATGCTTGCTCTTGTAACAAGGCAGCAAGTTCATCCTGACCAGCAGTTGCTTGTTCTTGTGTTTGAACAGTAGGTTGCTCTGCACTAGCCATTCGCGGGCCTAGTCGAGCAGTTGTTCCTACCGCAAATCTAGTGACAGGATTTGCATTCTCCATTTTCGTCAAATCTGACAGAACATTTGCAGACCTTGGGCTTAAAGCGGCAGTCTTCAAGAATTGAGCACCTTCAGGAGTAAGTAAAGCCTTCATTAGTTGATCTTCGTTCAAGCCACCCTTGCTAAAGGAGTTAACAATATCCAAACCAAGTTGACCAACCTTAGATGTTGCATAACCACCCGCAGCACCCAAAACAGCAGATGCCTCACGAACAGTCTCGCCACCAATAATGGGAGGTACTGTTGGCTGACTAATGCTCATCTTTCGAGTCATCAATTCAGCATCTTTCATGCGACTGCCAAACTCTGTTGCATTAGTTCCCAAAGCAGTAACCAAAGCATCCTTGTCCACAGTATTAAGACCACGCCAGTTCTTAGCCATCAACTCTAGGTTAACAGTCTCAACACCAGTAGCATTTGGTGTTCTAGCCTTGCTTACAAAGTCATCAAAGATTTGCTTGTCAAGGACAGATAAAGCAGCAGCATCGGTGTTATCAATCCAAGAGCGCATTGATGCCCTTTGATTAGGAGTCAATGCTTTGTAAGTAACCAAAAGTTCTTCAGGAGACACTTCTGCAAGTGTTTTGTTTTGCAGATAAGCTGGCATACCCTGAGAGATTGCCTCACGATAAGCGGTGCTTGACTTCTCAACACGATTACGGGCTTCTGACAATAGGTTCAAAGCCGCCTTATCATTGCCTGACGATGTTTTAATAGCGTTTCTCAAATCGTCTTTCATGCCACCAAAAATAGCAGTAGAGATAATTCGCTCATCAGAGATAGACAAGTCTTTAATTAAGTTGTCGCCAGCAGATGCTTTCTTGCCAAACTCAGACAAAACACCTTGTACTTGCTCAACAGTGCGCTTGTTTGTCATTTCAATAGGGCCAGTAGCACCCCTGAGAGCAACTTGCTCTGGTTTAACAGGAACTTCTGTAACCAAACGCTCCCTAATATTTCGCAGTACCTGAACAGCACGATCCGCATTTGGTGTTGTTTGTGCAGAATACCTAGCAACTAGGTTGTCAATGTTTGCCAACGTATTTGATGGGTCAACCAATGGAAGGTTTGCACCATAACCTTTAGCTTTCTCAAATAAACCAGTAGATTTACTGTCTCTAATGGCTTCAAGTTTGTTCTGAATGCCTTGAATAACACCAGTTTTTGCCTGTTCTTGGGTCAAAGCAGCAGCTTTAGGCTCAATACCCAATACGGCTTTCTTGGCAGCACCTTCATTCAAAGCGGTAATTAGCTCTAGATACTTTGGCGACCTAGAAAGTCTTGCAATGTCAGCGGCAATAACAGGGTCAGATGATGCCTGACCACGCAACATAAACTCATCAAAGATGTTCTTATCGCCTTCAGGAAGCAATTTCTTGT